CCCACAGATGGTGGCGCAGCTACTCCTAACAGAAGATGTTGCAACGATGCGGGCTTTGTCTTTTTAGACGATGAATGTTGGTGGAGAGAACCTGGCTCGCCTACGATGAACGCACCCGTTGACTCGATTCTGCAAGATAGCAACCTGAATACAGGGTATGGTAACAACTTACAGGGCGGGGGTAATTTTGCTATGGACGCTAGAGCGTCAAGCGCAACGGGTTCAGACAACACAATAGGAAGCGGGTCAAAGAATACGATAATACAAGGCGACTCAAATACTGCCGGACTAGATACTTCCAACTCTTTGGCGGTAGGTGAAAGTAACCTAATAGGCAGCACTACGGAAAGGGCTGACATCTCAAACGTGGCAGTATTCGGCAAGAATGCGCACGCTATAAGAGAGGGTGAGTTTGTGCATGGTTGGGGTACTACTTCAGACCGCAGTCAGTATTCTAGGATGTTGCTATTTGAAGATATAGCTACTTCAACTTCGGGATGGACACAGATACACCCAGCCCAAGACACGGACAAACATATAACAATGGACGAGGGTTCTGGTATTTCGGTAGTCCTTAACGCGGTGGCTTATGACGAGGTAGGAAATGTAGCAACGGGTATTATATACCATTCAGCTTTTAGACGAGCAACCGGAGGAAGTGTTACTATGGTTTCAGGCTCAACGATAAACGCTGAAGCCGATGGAGCGTTAGCGGCTCTGCAAGTAAGAACAAGCGCAGACACTACTAACGAGGCTATAGCAGTAGAGGTTAATACCGGAGCTTATGCAGCCGTAACAAGCTGGCACATCACAGTTGAACTATTTGAATACAGGGAATATGTCTAATTTAATTTCAGAGGTTATAAAGGCGAATAACGACTTTAATACATCTAAAAGGGTGGAGTCAAAAGAGGAATTTATAGCGCGGGGCGGCTTTGCGTATTACCCAAACAACATTAAGAAGGCCATTAAATCGGGCTTATTCAATTTTAGAAATAGAAAATGGCTGAAAAAGTACAACTAGAGTTAGATGTAAAGTTAGACAACGCGCTTAAGTCAGTAGATGAACTAAGTTCGAAGGTTGACGAATTAGGCAAGACATCTAAAAAGACAGAGCAGCAAGTCGGCAAGATAGGAAAGGGCGTTTCTGCGATTGGAACAGCTTTGAAGGGTGCTGGTATCGGTTTAGTCATTGCGGCCCTTGCGAAGCTCTCAGAGGCGTTTAATTCAAATCAGAAGTTCGTAGATGGTATGTCTACGGCAATGACCGCGTTAAGCATAATATTTGGCGACTTCGTGAACTTTATAGGCGACTCCGTTGGCCCTGTGGCTGATTGGTTTAAAAAGATATTTGACAACCCTCTAGCATCCTTGAAGAGTTTAGGAAATGCAATAAAGGAGAATATTATTGAGCGTTTTAAGTCGGCTTTGGAGGTTTACGGATATTTAGGCCGCGCTCTTGTTAAGTTGTTCAAGGGCGACTTTTCAGGCGCGTTCGAGTCAGTAAAATCAGCAGGCGTAGAGATGGTGGACGTTCTAACAGGTGTAGACGATTCGGTTGGCAAGATCACTACTGTAATAAACACAGCATCCGTAGCCATTTCAAAATACGCGAGCGAGGTTATTAAGACGGCTTCTAGTTTTACAGACCTAGAGAACCAGCTCAAAATAATGGAAAGCCAGCAACAACTTATTCAGTTGGGCTACCAAAAGGACGCGGAACTACAAAGACAGATTCGTGATGATGTCAGCAAGACATTTGCGGAAAGGAAGGCCGCTAATGATGCGCTAGGGTTAATCCTAGAAAGTCAGTTGGCGGAAGAGCAGAAGCTAGTTGACCTAAGAATAAGAGCCGCGCAAATGAACGCGCAAATGAACGGCAACAACGTTGAAAGCATGGTGAGGGTCAACGAAGCGTTAGCTGGTCAGGCAGAGCTTGAAGAAAGGATTGCAGGCCAACGCTCGGAGCAGCTCACAAACATCAACGCCTTAATCTTAGAGCAGAGAGGGGTTACTGCGGAGCTTGCAACCTATGGACGAACAGCTAGGGAGCAGGAGTTGATTGAATTGGAGTTGTGGTACGAAAAGACCAAAGAACTTGCGAGGCTTAACGGGCAAGAGGATTCCGATATTATGTTGGAATACTTAGAAAAGGAGTCCAATATTAAACAAGCGTGGAGGGATGAGGAAGAGGCGAGGAACGAAAGAGCGAGCCTATCCGAGATTGAAAGAATGGAAGCGGAGAGGCAGGCAAAATTAAGTATTGCATCTTCAGCTGTTGCAGGGCTTAGGTCTCTTGCTACATTGAGCTTTAAAAACGCTGAAAAGGCTGAAAAGTTTCAGAAGGGCATAGCTATCGCGCAGTTAGCTATTGATACGGCACGCTCTATAAGTTCGGCTATTGCGGGGGCGCAAGCAGCAGCACTAGCAACAGGGCCAGCCGCACCATTTACAGCTCCTATATTAATAGCGGGGGCGATTGCTTCCACTTTAGGGGCATTTGTTCAGGCTAAACAGATACTAAACCAAGCAAAAGGGCCATCTGCTCCATCACTTAGTGCGCCTTCAATTCCTTCAGGGCCACAAAATCAATCAAACGCGGCAAGGGGAATCGACATAGACACCGAAAACGAAGGTAGTGGCGATTCAATGATAACTAAAACCTATGTACTATCGAAAGACGTTAGTAGTAAGCAAGAGCTAGACGCGGCAATAAAACGAGAATCAGTTATCTAGCTTTAGTTAAAGTAAGAAACATTTTGGACTTATACAACGAAACGCCTCAAAGTACATATAAGAACACACACACGCCATGACGAAAATCACAGAACTAATACTAGACGAAGGGGAAGACCTATACGGAGTCGATGCCATTTCCTTAGTGGAATATCCAGCCATCGAACAAAACTTCGTATTCCTATCTCAGGAAAAGAACAAATATGTATTCGCTAAAGAAGACGATGAGAAAAAACTACTTGTCGGCCCTGCCCTGATTCCGAACAAACAGATTTACAGAATGGATCAGGAAACGGGTGAAGAATACTACGCACACTTTTCAAAGGAAACCATTAGGAGGGTGTCGGAGCTTTACCTACAAAAGAACAACCACCACAACTATACATACGAGCATGAGAACAAGGTGGGCGGCCTTTCTCTTTTCGAGTCCTGGATAGTAGACTTTCCGGATATGGATAAATCTAGGGCTTACGGCTTTGAGCCAAAAGAAGGATGGTGGATGGTATCTCTAAAGGTTCATTCGGACGAACTATGGGCTAAGATTAAAAGCGGAGAGGTTAAGGGCTTTTCTATCGAGGGCTATTTCGCGGACAAGATTAAGGCTTCAAAGGTGTTTGACTTAGCTACTGAAATGGATGCGCTCATTAAAAAATTAGAGGAGTCTAAAAAATAGTTTAGACAAGTCTAAAAATCAGGCACTTACACGCTTTTTTTGTAACGCCTTCATATAGATACATATAAGCACATGGAAACAAACAACATCGAAAAACTCAAAGACTCGTTTTCTAAGCTGAAAAAACTGGTCTTTGGCGAGGAAATCAAGCTAATGGCAGAAGCCAAGCTAGAAGACGGCTCTATTATCGGAACTCAGGCAGATGAGTTTGCTGAAGGAGTCGATGTGTTTTTGGTAGAAGATGGCGAAACTATGCCGCTTGAACCAGGAACGTACACCACCGAAGACGGTTTTACTTTAACAGTCGAAGAAGCTGGCACAGTTGCAAGCTATGAGGCAGTTGAAGAAGAAGCCCCTGAAGAAGAAATGTCAAACACCGAAGACTTGAAAGAGCAGATCGTTGGTGTCATGGGATTCCTTGAAAATATTATGACTGAGCTACAATCACACAAAGAACAGTTGGCAGCATTAACGCCAGAGGTTGTAGAGCTTTCAGAAGAAACGAAAGAAGACGAAGCCAAAGAAGATGCGCAAGCAGAGGCTGAAGCCATCGTACTTTCAAAAGAAAAATCCAGCGCGAATCTAAGCAAGCCTTCTAATTGGTCGGCAATGTCTCAGACTGAGCGTTCAATATACATAAAAGAAAATTATAAAAATTAATCATGGCTGATTCAGTTACTTCAACCTATGCAGGGGAGGCCGCAGGCGAATACGTTGCCGCAGCACTTCTCTCTCCGAAATCTCTAGACGGGATGACGGTTAAACCAAACGTAAAGAAAAAACTAGTAGTAAAGAAAGGCGCGGACAGCGTAGCCCTTGCAGATGCTACTTGCGACTATACTAGCGCAGGGGACGTTACAATTACCGAGCGTGTACTAAGTGTAGAATCTTTTCAAATCAACAAAACCGTTTGCAAACAAGACTTTTTGGACGATTGGGACGCAGTTTCTATGGGTGCTTCTGCACACAACGAAAACGCTCCTTCTACCTTCAACCAGTATTTTATTGACAGACTTACTAGCCGAACAGGAGAAGCAATCGAGAACAACATCTGGACGGGTATCGACGCAACTGCTGGACAGTTCAGCGGATTCGAAACTCTATGGGCTGCTGACTCGGATGTAGTAGACGCTACTGCGGCTGCTTTCTCAGCTTCAACCATTGATGACGCCTTGAACACAGCGATTGACAATATTCCTGTAACAATTCTAGGTTCTTCTGACTTGAGAATTTACATGAACACTCGTTCATTATGGTACTACAAGCAGTTCCTAATGGCCAACTCTCATGGAGGTGTAAACATCTTTAACGGTGAGATTCCTGTTTTGAGCTACGCTGGTATCCAGATTGTAGAATGTCCTGGCATGTCTGTTAACAAACTAGCCATCGCAGAACAAACAAACCTTTGGTTCGGTACTAACTTACTCGACGATATGAACGAGGTTAAAGTTATCGACACGGCAGAGACTCTAGGAGACCAAAATATACGATACGTTATGCGAGCATCTGCGGGTGTACAGTACGGTATCGGTTCAGAAATCGTATACATTAACGCGTAATTATGGCCTGTAACTTAACACTCGGTAGAGCCGTAGCGTGTAAGGATCAGGTTGCTGGACTTCGCAAACTCTATTTTGCGAATTACGGCGGTTTCTCTTTAGGGTACGATGTAACAGATACCGACATGGTGGACGACTTAGGGGCTGTAACAGTCTATGAGTACGACCTAAAAGACGGAAATGCCTCTTATACTGAGGCTGTTCAATCTACACCCGAAAATGGTACAACGTTTTGGGAGCAAACCCTAGAGGTTTCCTTCCCTAAGTTGTCCAAAGAAGACCATAAGGAGCTGAAAATTATGGCCTATGGCCGTCCACATATCATCATATTGGACAACAACGACAATTTGCTTGTAATGGGCTTACTTCAAGGTTGCGATGCAACAGGAGGCGGCTTAGAAACAGGACAAGCAAAAGGAGATTTTAGCGGTTATCGCTATACCTTCACAGCAAAAGAGAAAGTTCCAGCGAACTTCTTGAAAGCGACTGCGGGTACAAGTGCTACTGCTTACCCATTTGACAACCTTACAAGTACTGTAACGGTTACAGCAGGATAATTCTCGACTCATCCTTCAAGCAATTAAGCCTCCTTCTGGGGGCTTTTTTGTTGCTTTTTTTAGAAAATACATATAAGAGTATGTGGACGGTACGCAAGAAATTCAAGGGGTTAATAGTGAACGGATTGTCTAAGCCTTTAGGCGAACAAACAGAGGCAGAAATACTAGGACTATACCCACAAATAAGAAAAAAATACTTCTATGATAAACCTGACAAGCGGACAGGCGAACTCGGTAGTGCTAACGCTAACGGAGAGGGCGACCAACCTGCCAGCTAACTACGTTCTATTCGTTTTTAAGCACGGAGCAGAAACGGTGCAAACAGCGATAGCCACAAGCGTTACAACATACGGGGGTACTAACTCTAGGACCTACGATTTAGTTGTTATCCCTTCCACCACTTTTGCCACGCTGAACGCATACTATGACTATACAGTTTATGAGCAGTCTAGCGCGGTGAACACAGACCCAACGGACGCAAGTATCGTGGGTGTATTGGAGAAGGGGAGAGCGAAGGTAAGCGGAACGGCTCAGATCACATATATAGAAAATTCAAACGAAGAAACCTATGTCATCAATCAGTAATGTAAGTGCTATCAACTTAGCAGCCTACCAACTTCCGGAAGTGGTAGAGGTATCTTCTAGGCGTTGGGTTCAATATGGTGAGGAAAACAACTACTATGAATACTTAACCGACTTAATCAATTCAAGCTCTATCCATTCAGCCATTGTAAAGGGTACAACAGACCTAATATTTGGCGAGGGCTTTAACCCGATTAAGGAGCTAGAGCAAGAAGACTTGCGGCGCATGGCGTGGGATATGTACGCTCTTGGGAATGTGGCCGTAAATGTTATATGGGATAGTAAGGGGGAGAAAGTGGTGAAGATTAAACACCTACCCGTTCAAAACGTGCGCCCCTCTAAGATGGACGAGCGTGGAAAGATACATTCGTACTGGGTTTCTGCCGATTGGAGCGACACGAGGAAGAACAAGCCCGTAGAATACTGCTCATTCGACCCACAAAAGGCAAAGGGTGAGAACGCGGAACGATCACAAATACAATTCATGCGCCCTTATAAGTCGGGGTTCTATTATTTCAGCCCTGTTGACTATCAGGGCTCTATCTCTTACATAGAATTAGACAAGGAAATAGCCAACTTCCATTTGAACAACGCTAAAAACGGCCTCACGCCTTCAATGGTGTTCAAGTTCAGGAACGGTATTCCAGACCCCGAAGCGCAAAGGCAGCTAGAGAATAAGATTAAAAAGAAATTTGGCGGCTCTGGTGGCTCGACCCTGATGTTGACGTTCTCAGAAAGCGGAGACGACTCACTAGAAGTTGACGTATTGCCAGACTCTGACGCGGATAAGAAGTACACCTTTTTAAGCGAGGAAGTTACAAGGAAGATTTTAGCAGGCCATCGCGTTACTTCGCCACTTCTGTTTGGTATTCGGGGCGGTGATGGCTTCGGCTCAAACGCTGACGAGATTAAACAGAGCTTCCTACTTTATGAGGAAACGGTTATAATGCCAAAGCAGGCTTTTTTGTCTGAGAACATTAATAAGGTCCTAGCCTTCGCGGGTCAGTCGATAGAAATAAAAACAAGCAAACCTAAAGCGTGGTTCGATGAAGAAAGCGGAGCAGATACCGAGTGAGATAGTTGAAAAAGTCTTAGAGCATTTGGAGTCTTTAGGTGAAAGCATTGAAGAACTAGAGACTGACGGGTGGGAGCTTTTAGGCTTCGAGCCTGTGGAAGATTTAGACGAGTCTAAATTTGAGCTTTCTATCTCAGCCAAGCCCACAGATAAAAGCACCCATGACAAGGGGTTATATAAGATTTTGTACGAGTACACCTCTGGCGATGGGCGCGACATCATAAGTACTTCAAGAGACTTTTGCAGAAGAATTATAAACTATCAAAAAAGAACAGCTCGAAGGTTCAGAAAGGAAGACATAGACCAAATGAGTTTCAGTAATGAGAACGGCGAGTTCGGTACTTATTCAATATTCAAGTTCAAAGGCTCGTATGGTTGTCGGCATTATTGGAAGCGATTAATTTACTTCCGTAAACGAAAGGACGGAAAGTTTTTACCTCCTTCAAAAGACCCTTCAAAGCCTTTGAACGATCAGAACGACAAAAGAGTTGGCGACACCCCAAGCGTAAGACGCGCAGGCGATGAGGCCAAAGTAAACCCTAAACCCAACAGATAATGAGCGTAGCCATTTGGATAAGCACGGAGTATCTTAAAACGACTACCCACATATCCACAGACATAGACCCTGAGAAGATACAAAACAGCGTTAGAAGCGTTCAAGACGTGTATGTTCAACCAGAACTAGGAACAGACCTATACAATAAATGCTCTTCAGACATCGCTGCAAGCTCTCTGGCGGGTAATTATGCCACGCTCGTTAATACATGGGTCGCGCCTTATTTAGCTTGGCAGACGGTAGCCGACGCGCTCCCCTTTTGGGGTGTTAGAATCGGCAACGGCGGGATTACACGAAAAAGCCCTGAAGGCGCAACGGCTTTAGATAGCTCAGAGGTCAACAGCCTAGCACAGAAAGCCCGACAAAAAGCGGAGTTCTACAAACAAAGGCTTATCGACTACCTATGCAACCACAATGAGTTGTTCCCTGAGTACTCTACAAACACGGAGGAAGACATAACCCCTCGACATTCAAACCATTCATCGACTATATGGCTAGGGTAAAAAGAAAGGATCGGTTCACTCGGGAAAAGTTACTAGACAGATACATTAAAAAGAAGAAGATAGAAGATGGAAGAAATGATCAGCACAATAGGCGGCGGGGCTAGTGCTTTAGTTTTATCTATTGCCTACGCTCGTTGGTCCATCCAGCAGCACGGAAAGGAGATTGATAAACTTACAACCCGCTTAGACATCAACGATGAAAAGGACGCTATTAGAAATGAGGCTTTGGCGGTGATGCAAAGCAGTCTTTCCGGAATGGACACCCACCTAGCGGCGAAGATTGACGGGCTAAAGTTGGAAATACTAAACAACTACGATTCAAAGCTAACCAGGTTCGACGATAGGATTAAAAGCGTTGAGACATACCTCGACCAAAACGAACCGGACCGTAAGCGGGCGATGGAATTGCTCGCCATCGTGCAGACTAAAATGGACAGCCTAGAGGTCGGCATGAATAGAATGCTATCTAAGTTCGACGAGTACGACAAAAGTATTCAAGCCTTCTACCGGAAGAATCCAGAATTGTAAACTTTTCACCTTTATACATATAGCAGTATGCAACTTAGCAAAAACCTAAGTTTATCGGAGGCTATTAAAAGCCAAACGGCAACGCGTAGGGGCATAGATAACGTTCCTTTAGGTGAACACCTTTTAAACCTTAAACGCCTCGCACATTTCATCTTTCAGCCTTGTAGGGATAAGTTCGGCCCTCTTGCTTTGTCTTCCGGATATAGAAGCGGGGAATTGAACGAGGCCATCGGCGGTGCTTCATCCTCTCAGCATTGCAAGGGGCAAGCCTTTGACATCGACGGCGACAAAACGGGCGTGAACAATAGAGATTTATTTCATTTCATTAAAGACAACTTAGACTTTGATCAATTAATCTGGGAATATGGCAACGAACGCCAGCCAGATTGGGTTCATGTATCATACAAAGAGGGTAAGAATAGAGGCGAAGTATTAACAGCGTATAGGGTCAATGGCCGAACTCGCTACAAACATTTTGAGTTATGAGTGGTTTTTTGGGTAAAGTAGGAGAGTTTTTAGGCGGTGCAGGCGGCGGGATTATTAAGCAAGTCTCGGAGGTAGCAGACACCTTCATCCAAACCAAAGACGAGAAGGACGCTTTTAAGCTAAAGCTGAAGGAATTGGAACACAAGGTAGCCCAAGAGTCCAAACAGCTACAAGCAGACATTGAGAGGGCTTACTTGGAGGACACCAAGAGCGCAAGGAATATGCAAATAGCCGCGCTTCAACAGGAAGACACTTTCTCGAAGCGTTTTGTTTACTATCTCGCTATCTTTTGGAGCGTGGTAGGTTCAACTTATTTGTTCATGGCAACTTTTTCGGAGGTTGTCAACCCTAAGATGGCCGACACCGTTCTCGGGTTTCTTCTGGGTACTATTGTAGCCACTATAATCAACTTCTTTTTTGGAAGTTCAAGAGGTTCACAGAAGAAAGATGAAGGCGTTAACATCAAGCAAGCCATTGACGCGATGAGAAAATAAAAACTAATAGGATGAGTAGACCGAGATTAAGCAAAGGACTCAACTGGCTTGTGGGAAGCCTAAAAGATGAGTCCAACAGAGTCCTAGTAATAGGAGACTTGCACGAACCTTTCTGCCTGGATGGATATTTAGACTTCTGCATAGAGCAAAAAGAGAAGTTCAACTGCAATAGAATCGTATTTATTGGCGATGTGATCGACAACCATTTTAGTTCATACCATGAGACAGACGCGAACGGTCTTGGGGGTGCAGATGAACTAGACTTTGCGATTAAGAAGATAGCAAGGTGGCGCGATGCCTTCCCGGTTGCTACGGTTATTATTGGAAATCATGACAGGATAATCATGCGCAAGGCTCAGACCTCCGCAGTTCCTACCAAATGGATAAGAGAATACAAAGATGTGCTGGAAGTTCCTCAATGGGATTTTGTAGACAGGCTAGTTATCGACGATGTGCAGTACATTCACGGTGAGGCGGGAACAGCTAGAACGAAATGCAAAAGCGATATGATGAGTACGGTACAAGGACACCTACACACTCAGGCATATACTGAGTGGGTTGTTGGTCAGAAATTTAAAGTCTTCGGAACTCAGGTGGGCTGCGGAATAAACCACAATTCCTACGCTATGGCCTACGCTAAGAGAGGGAAGAAACCCGCTATTGGCTGCGTTGTTGTTCTTAATGAGGGCCGAACGCCTATTAACTTACTTATGGACTTATGATTGAAGGAGTTGCATTGTATTACACGGACGCGAAAGTCAGGAAACTCATTGACAGGAGGCTTCACAAGATGTCTGTAATTTCCGCAAATCTAGGAACAGACTCTACGGAAAAGGAGAAGAAAGAAGCTAACAAAAGAATCGGGAGGCTAGAGGCTGAGATTAACAACCTATCGCCTAACTTTCTCGGATCACTCGAGTAGCCTTATCCAGCTTTTTCTTCTGTTATTCGATACTTTTACTTTCCTATCAGCCTGTCCAATCTCAACTCATTTATAGCGTCCATAGAATAAACCTGAACGGCTTTATTCAGGGCTAAAGCTCTCCGCTTTACATCGCGCTTTGTCATTGACCTTATAACCTCGTTCCAATCGTCTCCAGGCTCTACATATACAACGCAATCCGCGAACTCACCATAGGGCGGGGTATTTGTGCAGATAGCCGCAGTCTTTGAGAAGCCCGCTTCCAATAATTTCAGGTTGGACTTACAAGCCGCGAAAGGTGTAGGCTCTAAAGGCACAAGCGAAACATCCAAAACACTATACATCTTCCCGTAGTCGTGTGGACTCATGGAGTCGATGTGATACTTCGCGTTCAAAGCGTCCCCATAGGCTTCATAGTCGCTTGCTTTACCCCCTGTCGAGTAGCCTTCTAAGTCACTCAGGTCAATACCTGACCATTCTAAGTCTCTAAGGTGATGCTGTGCGCCTAGATAGCCAAACCTTAAACCCTTTTTACCCTTAGATTTTGGGAATTTCCATTGAGGATCGGTGTGTGCTATCGAGTTAGGGATAATATGAACGTTGGAATTGTACACCTTTAGTTCTTCTGCGAGGGTTTCATTGGTTGTCCACACCTCATCGGCTAACTTGGTGGAGTCTATCATCCTATCTACATAGCCATCGTCATACGCTTTCTTGGAGGTGTGCCATTCCGGAAGGTTAAAGCTGTCATCCTGGTCAACTACGACCCTAACGCCAAAATGTTTGAGCAGGGTGAAGAAGGCGAACACGGGAACATTGACGCCCGGCTGTCTTGAAAAGAAAAAATGCGTAGCCCACTCTAAATCGTCTTTAGGCATTCCCGTTTCCGAAATATTCTCAGAGCCTTTGTGCCAGTATCTTGCCTCAATCAATCCCTTTTCCTCTAAGTGTCTAATGGGTCGCGCTATTCTGTGATAGTCTACACCCGACTTAATCCCGAATTTACAAAGTACTCTAGGCTTCATTCCTTCTGTTTGTATATGGTTACTATTAATTCCTGATTGTTGAACGACTCCATAACAGCCCCGTCCGTTCTCCTTCTTATCTTCTTCAACCACCATTCAGCATCTTCAATTATCAAGTGGGCGTTGCGTCCATCCTTCAACTTCTCTATTGCTGGTCGGGTGCTGATAACCAAGAATACAACTTTTTTACCTTTTCCAATAACCTCATCAAGAACATCGTTCACGCAGGAGGGTTCAATGTGTTCTAGTACGTCTATGCACGTTACAATGTCGAACTGATTTTGTGGTAGTTGGTCCTTGCCTTGTATTCCTGGATCGTACTCAGTAAACCGCGTTTGCCCTTTGTACCCTTTCACTAAAGCACCCTTCCCGCATCCGTAGTCTAAGCCATCGAAACAAAAATGGTTTTTAGTTAGCGTTTCAACTGAATGAATAAACCGCCCCGCAGTCGTACCCCATTTAGGGTTACTTTGGTGGTGTTCTTCTAATGTCTTTTTGTATTCCTTGCTTATTCTCATTTTGTTTCTGTTATTCTTATGACTTTAAATAGTTGGCCCTACCCCTGTAAAATTTTTCTTCCCAAAACTCAGGGTATCTTTCAGAAAGCCATTTAATAGAAGGGCTGTGCGTTCTTACGTCTTGTAGGTAGTTATCCCAAGTATCGTGCAGATAGTCTGGCAAATCACGCCTAATCCTAAATAGAAGGTTGTTAATCATATCGTCCTTCCTCCTGTTGAAGCTGTGAACATCCGCGTACATCATTTGTCCGTCTTTCTGTAAATACACAGAATCCATAAGTTTCACCATTTGAGCGAATACACTCGCGCCTAGTGTTCCAGGATAGCCGTGATCGGCTTCTGTTTCAAGTATTGAGATAGTCCACCGCATCGTTGTAGGTCCTGCTAAAGACCTGAAGTAGGTCATATCCTCACCCATTGGGTAATTCCTCCGCAGTTTTTGTATCTGCCGTACTAGGTCGCTGTGTTGTTGGTTGTTCATTTCTTTAGGTTTTGAATTGCTTTTTGTTGACTTGCCCAATCAATAGCCGCCTCGCTTATTTTCGCTGCTTCTGCTGTACGTTCTGCGTCAATGTGATACTTACCCTTGTTTGATAGGTGCGAGGCTTCTAAGGCGTTTATTTTGCCTTGCTCATAATTTAGCACCCATTCCGCGAAAACCTGAAAATTGAAACCGCCAAACATTTTCGACTTCATCCCGTTCTTGAAAATCAATACCAATTCCTCAGCTTTCAAATACCAAAACTCTTGAACTATCATTTCTGCGGTTTGAATAATTTGCTCGTCGGTAAGATCAAAGCGAATGTATGCGCTAAGTTCATTAAGCATCCCAACAACCCAGATAACGCCCACGCCTTCGCGCTTCATTTTGCTCAATTGGTTCGGGCTAGACATTGCTTGGGATATGTCCACGCTGGTGGAGAAGGTTGGTAAGGTTCTCGCGTCTATCTTTTGGAGTTGCTTTTCGGTCTTCGATAATTTCATCTTTCCAGGATTGATTATTTAAAAATGTTGTCGGGTTCTTTCTGTATTTCTTGTTATCTCGTTCGGTAGATGAAACATAAGCCGGAAGGTAAGACATAATTTCCTCTTTTGTTTTTTGCTTCAGCTTATCCCATTTGCTTTCTGCTTTCGGTCTTCCAATTTTCTTATCGTACAAATCCCAGAAGTCTTCAAAGCTCGGCCAAAGTTCAATTTTTGCTTTTTCTTCTTTTTCCTCTTCCATTTCCTTATCCATTTCCATTTCCTTATCCTCTTCCTTTTCCTTAGACCCTTGTAAGGGGCTTATAAGGGGCTTATTTTCATCATTCCAAAGATTATGTTTTTTCAAAAGTTTGATAATTCCGGTGTGCGATCTGTTCGACTCACTTAAACCACTTGGATATTGATGCTCTATAAAATCAGAAAAGAAGAATTTGCCGCGCGAAATTTCCACGAACTTACCTTTGAAACATTCCCTAAAATCAGTCTCAGTAAATGGACGTCCCAAGTAAATAGAAGCCACCTGAAAGTTCGGAGTCCAAACGCCAGCATAGTCGCAGTCGCAAATTATAAAAACGTACAACAGCTTGCAATCAGCCGACAACTCCCCGACAAAAGGAGACTTGAAAAAGTCCGTGTCAATGAATCTCTTAGCCATTAAAATAATCTTAGTTGAATGTTCTTCGTTTTTTTCAATTCATTGTATTTTATTTCGTCGTAATACTTTGACTTCTTGGCTTTATAGCCTAAATCAACTAACCCAACATCATTGTTTAATAAAGCTAAAGCAATTCTTTTGTATGAAGGAACTAGGTCATGTATTTCAACGGGAGCTTCATCTGGTATACCCCGCCTATAACACCTATTCTCCCACAGCTCGATATATCTGCCAACTTTTTCTCTTGTTCCCATGTCTTCAAAATATTTAATGCAAAGTTATTTGATAATATTCTTTTATGATTGGGCATTAAACCCCACGCGGCTTTTACCTCAACAGCCCGTAGCCCCTTAGCATAACAACAAGCAGCTTGACCAATGAACGCAATCCTATTTAAGTTGTGGTTTGTTAGCTTATCTGACATTGTAACGGGCCAGGAATTAACAACAACCTTCATTGCTCTATGGAAGCTATCAGAGTCAAGCATAAATTCTAATGCGGGCTCAACCTTATGATGCCTCACCCGCTTATACATCCCGCTATTATAACACTCCCATTTATAGTATGGCTTATACACTCGCTGCATCCCAACTATCTGAAAAGTCTTTATTCTGAAATAGAGAAGCTAATCCGGTAATTTGTTTCATTCTAAGTAGCTCGTCGGGACTCATGCCTATGTGTTGACATATCCAGCGATCACCCTTACCCATCTCGACTAGTTCAGTAACTATTGTACTCATCAACTCAATGTTATGAGAACCTCTAGCCCTGTTATGTCGTATAGTGGAGGCCATTCTGTCACTAATCTCCTTATCTAAAACAACGCACGGCAAAATACCGCCCTCCCGTTCATATATCCTCTTTGAGTTTTTGCAAGTTAAATAACGGTGAAATCCATCAACAACAATGTAAGAATCGTTCTCTTTGTCGTAAACAGTAACGACTGGTTGTGTGTAGCCGTCCTCCCAAATAGAGGTTTCCAACAATTCCATCTCTGGAGGTGCGACAGCATTTGGGTTGTAGTCATTTGCCGTAACCTTTTCTATTGGAACAGCTATTACGTTATATACGGGTGACTTAAAATCTTTACTCATAACTTCCATCTTCTTTATGTGTTTCTTTACCATTCAATGGCGGGTTAAATACTGAAATTAAAACTGTGTCCTTCAACGCCTCAAACAGGTGATTGTCATGGTGATCCAAGACGTATATCGTGCCTTCTTCTATTGGGTGCACCTCACCGCTTTCAAGATTTGTAAGAAGCCCAAGCCCCTTTACGCAATAGCAACTTTCTAAATGTTTTTTGTAGTGCCAATGATACGGGCCACCTTTAGGTATTATTGTCTCATGAAAAGAGAACCCCATTCCATCATCCTTTATAAGGAATCGAATACTCTGCCCACCAACAAAGGAAACATCTCTTTCCGTTCTTAGTAGGTCTTTTTTCTTTATTACCATCATAACGTTTTGTATTTTTCTTGTATTTGCTTTTGTCTAACAGCTTGACTTGCAGTAGGTGAAAGGCCTAAATATTTACAAGTGTGGTCATTTTTAAGTATTGTAACCGCAAACCTTTTCCAGCTTGTAACCTCTGAATTATGGCACTTTAACATATCTAAATGATCTGGAGGTATCATTCTGACACAAGTTTTATCCTTGTTACCATGCCTTGTTTTTTCACCTAAGGTAAAAGATATTCCGTTATCCCTTAAATCATTTATTACCTCATCCGACAGTCCGCGCCCTACTCGCCACCAATATTTAAGCGACTGAATAAAGCGCATCTTAAAATTTTCACCAGATTCTCCTGGAAGTGTGTCTAGAAGAAATTTTGTAAAGGTTTTCCAAGTATGACCCTCTGGTAACTTAAAACTACGATACGTTAATTGTTTACCGTAGTGGGCTATGAAATTAGCACCCGCCACCCGAGCGCATAGCCTAGCCCAAACACCACCATCAATAACCCTGTAAAGGTTAAGGCTAGACTTTGATTCACTCATAAACGGGCTTGCCACTCTCATCTGCGCCACTGTCAAACCTGCTTTCCAAAAAATATCGTATAGTTCATTGTATTCCCAATCAAACTTAGCGTTTGCCGTCCAAATATCTTCAGTCCTCCAATCATATATAGGGTAGCAATTATATACGTTTTTGGAGTTTTTCTTTGTCCAACAATGGCCGTCCAACATTCCTTTACGCTTGTTCATTATTGATCGGAATCTGTTTAGACTTTCATCCGTTCTAATTCCAATCATGCAACAACAACTCTCACCATTCGCGTACCACTCACCGAAGCCATCCCAAAACTCATCATAGTTCATATCCTCCCTAAAGAAATCGAATGGATGGTTTTCTATATTGACTATGTATTCATCCTTTGGCATGGGTCGAATCCACTTTTCCTCATCCTTAACGCCCCAACATTGCCAATCCGTTGCGTATGAACTAACAGTACATGGCAGCGTGACTGGTAGGCAGCACCAATAAACATCTAGGAGGTCTAGGTTTTTCCTAACAATAGAATGCATAAAATCTAAGGAGTAGGTATAATTCGCCTCGTTATCTAGAGTCATTAACCCAATTTTTTTTGTAATACCATTATCCCTCATGTATTTAAGCACTAGGTTAAGCATCACGCCTGAATCCTTACCACCAGAGAAAGAAAGGTATATTCTTTCGAAGTTATTAAAGATGTATTCTATTCTTTCTAACGAAGCATCGTAGACATTCTTTTCAGGATTGTATATTTTTCCTTCAGCCATCAGTTTTTCGTTTTAAGTTCGCAATACTTCCAGCAATATTCAGGACGGCCATAAGGGCCAACGGCTTTCGATTGCGTTTTCATTAGCTTACCCTCCTTAGTCAGGTTTGTGATTGCCCTGCGTACAGAGGTCAATGGAACGCTTTGATGGTATAGCATCTTCCAAACGTAGGAAGGAGAGCATACAAACTGATCCTTTATAAACCTAAGTACTTCCTGGTCTTGCGTTTTGGCTTTCTCTTTGAAGGCTTCTAATTGTTCCCCACCTTCATTCGTTGTGTTATGGTAGTTCATGCTGTTAGTTCTATTGCGTTTTTGATTTTCTGACCGGATAAGAGAATACGATATTCAATGCGCTCTCTCAAATCCATTAGCTTCTGCCTTTTCTCGACTTCAGCAGCGATGTTAAAACCCTCACTAACTTCATGGCTATCGTCTTTCGATAACATCATACTCGCCTTACTAACCTTGTTAGTAAAGTCAGGGTCTACCATCTTTCCGTTGAGTCTTTCGAGCCTTGATTTAGCTGTTTTCCTCGCGTGTAAGATAGTCGAATGATCTCTGTTAATTGAAGCCCCTATTTCTATTGAAGAGAATCGGGGGTAGATTTTAGATATGAGGTAAGCGTATGCGTGTCGCGCGTCTGCAATATTTCTATTCCTTACTCGTCCTCTCATTTCTTCAATGCTTGTGCCGAATGTTTCAGCGCAAGCCCTCATAACTACCAGCGACTCGGCTGGCAGTTCTTCTACTCTTGTTTTCTTAAAAGGGGAGGTCGTCGCTCTCATCGTTTGAGTTTTTAGATTCAACAATAGTCTCGCTAGGCTTCCATGTGTCCACCTTCAAGTATAGTTTCCCTTCCTTTGAATTGAGTAGGTCTAAATTCACCCACTCATCACCAGCCTTGCCCTTCTCGCGCAGCCAGTTAATAGCCTCGTCTACCTTTATAGACAAATGCCCCTTCACAAAGTCGGGTGCTTGCTCTCTCTTTCTTTTGAAAAAGATGCCTTCTGGAAATTCGATTTCTGTACTCATTTAAATAATTGTTTAAGGTTTCTGTTTAACATTAATGATTCTCGTCTGTCCTTCTTATCGTGAAACCAAGTGTGGCAGTCTCGACAAAGTAGGATTAAATTTTTGGTATTGTTTAGTTCTGGGTGCTTTGGCTTTTCGGATCGGTAGACTATGTGATGCGCGTCTAGTGCTTTGGTTGTCTTTCCACAATGTTCGCAATATAGCCACCCTCTATCTTCAAGCTGTGCCTCTCTCAGTATTTGTTTAGCCTTACTGAAGTTCATCCTCATTCATTTTTGGGAAATTTTACTTAACAAAGGTTTAAACTCTTTAATTTTATTTAAAAAACGTTTAATCTCTTTAATGGATTTATCTTTTGTTGCGCCCATTTTTAGCAGTTTATCTACCAATGGAGGCACAAAAGCGTATTGAATACCGTCACTTGCA